TATGGGACACCTCGGACGTGATCCCGAAACGCGAACGCTGAACAACGGTTCCGAAGTGACGAGCTTTTCCCTCGCCACCAGCAACGATTACAAGGACAAAAACGGCGAGTGGCAGAAAAAAGACGCGACCTGGTGGAGCTGTCAGGTATGGGGAGGCCTCGGAGCGGAGGTTGTCGCCGAGTTTTCAAAAGGCGACGCGATTATGGTGCGCGGTAAAGGCGGCATGCGCGAGTGGACAGGGAAGGACGGAGAGACGAAGACCACGCTTGAGGTGCGAGTCAATGAGGTTTTCAGGCCGATCTTCGAGCGAAAAGAGAAAGGCGATGCGCCGCGCCGAAGCGCAAGAAAAGCTGATAGCGACTGGCCGACGGACATCAGCACTCTAGACGACGAAGAAAGCGATATCCCGTTCTGATGAGACTCCCGAAAGATCACAACGAACTGCAGCGCATGATGGCCCGCATAGCCGAAGAGGACGGCATGCACGAGCTGGCGAAAACACTGGAGAAGGACGCCGGGCCGAAGAGCATTCAGGACCGGCGCAGCCGTGGATGGGCGGTGAGCAGGTATCGGATGCCTGAAAAGGCGGAATAGACTGCCCGGAGCGGCAACTCCGGGCGTAGTGAGAGGAGCGGGAACGATGGAACAAATGGATTATATGACCTTCCTGATTCAAAAACAACAGTCCGCTAAACCAGAGGGAATTAAGAGGATTGATCTACCTGATGTGATGTTCGATTTTCAGAAGTCCCTCACGGAATGGGCTTTGCAACAAGGACGAGCGGCGATATTCGCGGATTGTGGTATGGGGAAAAGTTTGATGCTTATGTCATGGGCTGAAAACGTGGTCCGAGAGACGAATAAGCCGGTACTCGTGGTAACGCCGCTTGCGGTAACTGCTCAGATAATCCGCGAGGCTGAGAAATTCGGGATAGAGGCGCACCGGTCGAACGATGGGGCCGTCAAGGGCGATATCACTGTCACTAATTACGAGAAGCTGGATAAATTCGACTGGAAGGATTACTCCGGTGTGGTATGCGACGAGTCGAGCAGGATCAAAAATGCGGACGCGGCGACAAGGCAGATCGTAACATCGTTCACGCGCAAGATTCCGTATCGGCTTCTTTGCACGGCGACGGCCGCGCCGAACGATTACATAGAACTCGGGACGTCCTCTGAGGCGCTCGGGTATCTGGGCTTCATGGACATGCTAAACAGGTTTTTCAAGAACGATAACAACAATAGCGGAATGAAGAAGCACTTCGGAGAGATGCCGAAATGGAGATTCAGAGGACATTCGGAACTCCCGTTCTGGCGTTGGGTATGCTCATGGGCGCGGGCATTGAGAAAGCCCTCTGACCTTGGATTTTCAGACGAGGGTTTTAGTCTCCCGGCGCTCTACGAGAATGAACACCTTGTTATGGCGAACAATAAACGAGAGGGCTTCCTTTTCGAGATACCGGCGCGTGACCTCAGAGAGCAGCGGGAAGAGAAAAAGAGGACGATTCAAGAACGGTGCGAGCGTGTAGCGGATCTTGTAGCGCACGATCAGCCAGCGTTTGTGCTATGTCACCTCAACGACGAGGGGGATTTGCTCGAAAAGATGATACCGGACGCGGTACAGGTGTCAGGCTCAGACTCGGACGAGCGCAAGGAGGAAAGACTCCTCGGCTTCGCGGACGGCAAAATCCGCGTGCTGATTACCAAACCGAAGATAGGCGCGCACGGTCTGAACTTCCAACACTGCAACCAAGTGGTATTTTTCCCTTCTCATTCCTACGAACAATTCTATCAGGGAGTTCGCCGCTGCTGGCGCTTTGGACAAAAACGCCCGGTGACGGTCGATATAGTCATGACGGAGGGAGAGCGGAAAGTCATGCTCAACTTGCAGCGGAAGGCGCGGGAGGCTGACAGGATGTTCGACAACCTTGTTGCGGAGATGAATCACGCGGTAGGCATTGACCGCGTGGAAAGGATATTCGACAGAGTGGAGGTACCGTCATGGATAGCGTAATCACCGAAAGATACGCCGCATATAACACGGATTGCGTGGAAGTGTTGCAAGGGCTTCCGAGCAACAGCGTTCACTTCAGCATTTACTCGCCGCCGTTCGCCTCGAAATCCGGTCAATGCCTGTACGTATATTCGAGCAGCGAGAGAGACATGTCGAATAACGACTACGACGATTTTTTCAAGCACTACGGATTCGTAGTCAAGGAGCTGAATCGATTGACGCTTCCGGGGCGATGTTCGGCGGTCCACTGTACCGACACTCCGACTGGTAACAGCGGCAAGGAGGATTTTTTAATCGACTTCCCCGGAGACATCATCAGGCTGCATGAGGAACATGGCTTCGGGCTTATCGCACGTCATACGATTTGGAAAGAACCGCTCTGGGTTCGCAATCGCACCATGACGAAAAACTTGAGTCACAAAACCATCGTAGACGATGGAGTGTATGGCGGTGTTGCAAGTGGCGACTACCTCCTGATATTCCGCAAGCGCGGAGAGAACAAAATTCCGGTCGAGCACCCGACAGGGCTTGACTACTACGCTGGCGAATGCCCTATACCGGACGACCTTCAAAAATTCCGGGGGTGGACCGGCAAGCAGACGGAGAACAGATACAGTCATTGGATTTGGCGACGGTACGCCTCTTCGATCTGGGATGACGTGCGCATGAACCGCGTCCTTCCGTACAAGGACTGCAAGGAGCCGGACGACGAGAAGCACGTGCATCCTCTGCAGCTGGACGTGATCGACCGGGCCATTACGCTGCGGAGCAACCCGGGAGAGGTGGTGCTCACGCCTTTCATGGGAGTTGGTTCCGAGGCATATGGAGCCGTCACGCTCGGAAGGAAGGCCATCGGAATAGAACTCAAAGAATCGTACTTCCGGCAGGCGGTCAAAAACCTGGAGGCAGCCGCCGACATCGCGGACGGAAAGAGCCGGGAGGAATTTGTGCAGGAGGAACTTTTCACGGACGAGGAGGAATCCGCATGACCGCACGCAGCGTATACCAGCCTGAAGGGTATGAGGAAAAACCGCTTCCATTCTCGAAGAAAACATGTTCGCCCTTCTGCCACTTCTTGAGCCCGACATCTATGTATTGTGGGTATTACGATGTCGGGCTGGAAAGGGCGGAATTCGACGGTATAGAGCGGTGCAGAGAATGTAAGGAGGATGAGTCGGCATGAGCCGGAATTATACCGAATACCACGTTCTGAAGCGCGACGACGAAGGTTTTTTGGATTCTGTTCGAATGTGCAAGACTTTCGACCGCGCAAAGAGAGTGCTAGCGGTGACAGGGGCGGATGCAATTGCCAAGTGGAGGTTAACTCCTTCGGGAGCGGCGCTGACAACGGCATATCCCGTGAAGCAGCGAAGAGATTCACTGAAGAAGCTCTACCGCAAGCACGCGCGCCGCGAGGCTGACGCGAAGAAGCGAATAGAACAAATCAAAAGACGCGAGGCCGCTGCACGTGTGGCGGATGTGATGGCGCGATTCTGGAACTCGTGGGATACGTGGAGGGGAGGAGAAAAAGCATGAACGTCAAACTACTGGACCGCACCGGACTTCGCGCCGCCGCAGTCGCCGCGAGGATCTGCATCGGCAAACAGTGGACTGGAGAAGACGAAGTGCTCTACCTCAAAACCCTGATTCAGCGCGGGCATGAGAGCGTCCTTGAGCACGTGGTCTATGTTTTCGGAGTGGCGGGACTGTCGAGGGCGTGCTTGCAGCAGCTTGCGCGGCACAGGCATATCTCGCTCTCCGTCAAAAGCACGAGATGGGCGCTGGACAAGCACGCGGAATACTATGTTCCGCCGGAGCTGCAAGGGGAAGACGTAAAGTATTTCCATCGCTCGATTGAATCGTCCATGCTTAACGTGGGCTATTGCAAGCGTACATACGGCAACGACGTTGCGAAGTACCTCCTCCCGGAGTGCGTCACGACCGACCTGATATTGACCCTCAACCTCCGCGAGCTCCGCCACATCTACAAGCTCCGCACCGGGCGAACGGCGATGCTGGAATTTCAGCACTTGGCGAAAGAGCTTGTAGCGTGCTTGCCGGAGGATGAACAGGAGCTTGTCAGGTATCGCTCGGATGCGCTCGAACGGGCCGTCATCGAGTACCTGGAGACGGGCACGGACGAAGCGCGGGAGAGGCTGGAGAGGATGGTGGAGTGAGGGCGTTGTCACTCTTCAGCGGGATCGGCGGCTTGGACCTTGCCGCGCACGCCGCAGGGATAGAGACTGTAGCCTTCTGCGAGATAGAGCCGTTCGCTTGTCGCATACTGGCGAAACGCTTTCCGGGAGTGTCGATTATCAACGATGTGAGGGAGGTGGTAGCTGATGGAAGCCTTGGAACAATTGACGTTGTTCACGGAGGCTTCCCTTAACCTTGCCAAGACCTCTCAGTCGCGGGAAAACAGGCAGGGCTTGAGGGAGCGCGTTCAGGCCTCTGGTTCGAGATGCTCAGGGTTATTGCCGAGTTGCGACCCGCTTACGTCCTTGCTGAGAACGTGCGTGGAGCGTGCAATCTCGCCTTGCCTACCGTCGTCTCCGGTCTGGAAGGAGAAGGCTACGAAGTGCGGGCAAGCGTCGTACCTGCTTCTGCGTTTGGTGCCCCCCACAGAAGGGAAAGACTCTTCGTCCTCGGAGTCAGGCGCGATGTGGCCGACAGCGCGTGCGAGCGACTGGAGGGGCTGCGGTCCGCACGGGAGCAAGAGTCAAAAATACATGCTGGCGAAATCCTATCTGTGCGCGACGGTATCGGAAGCGGAGCACTCTGGCCTACGCCCAAAGCCGGCGCCTGTGGAATGACGGCGAGAACGTCAGGCCGCCCAATCGAGAAGAGTACGCATCTCACTACTCAGGTATATCTCCAAGAACAAAAAGCGCAGTTGTGGCGCACACCTGACGCTTCATGCGGTGAGCGCGGGACGCATAGCCCGAAGGGATTGAAAAGGCGCATGGAGCGCGGTATGCCTCTGAGGATCAACGATCAGGTAGCGGAGGCCGCTAGGATGTGGCGTACGCCTCAAGCCAGCGAGGGAGAGCACGGAGGCCCGAATGCGCGGGACAGCGCGGGAGGTGCGCACCTGTCGGCGCAAGCGAACGCCGTTTCTGGAGGCGGGCAGTTATCTCCCGCCTGGGTGGAATGCCTCATGAACTTTCCCATCGGCTGGACAGACCCGGACTGCGACGAACCGGAGCCGTGGCCGGGCTGGCCCGCGATGATGGGGGAGAGATTGTGGATGACTCCGAAGGC